CGGTTTGTGGTCCAATTCGTGGGCGTAAAAGGCATCCCTCAGAATATGGCAGGACTTATTGCTGCAATAGAGGAAATTAAGCCGGCGCATCTTGCATACAGCTTCAAGTATACTTATAACGTATGGAGTCAGTTAAGTAAGTTGACCTGGGGGAGTATTCATCAAAAAACTTGGGGCGAACTGAGAATATATGAAGGAGAGTGATTAAATGCAACAAACTTCAAATTATGGAATAAAAAAACCTGAATCCACAGATGCTGTTAATATTGATGATATCAATGGAAATTTTGATGTTTTAGATTCAGAATTAAAAAAGGTATCCGACAAAGCTAATTACATACAAACTGCCGGCGGTACCGGAACAGCCATTACTCTAAATAATACGTCATTAACAAATGGTTTTACAATAACATTTATCGCTGCGGCAGACAACAGTGGAGCTGCTACAACTATAAATGGTAAAGATCTATATAAACCAGGTGGAACATCAGCACCAACACTTACAGCAGGAAAAGCGATAACCGTCTGGTACAATGGTACAAATTTTTTTATCAAGGCTAGTGCGGAGGGTGATGCGGTTGCTGCAAACGTACTAGCGGGAAAAGTCTTCAGTAACGAAGAAGAAACGGGAATGGAGGGAACTATACCGTCTAAAGCAGCACAAACATATACACCGACAACTACGGATCAGACGATAGCAGCAAGCCAGTACCTTACCGGAGTACAGACGATCAGCGGCGACGCTGACCTGGTGACCGGAAACATAAGAGCGGGTATAAATATCTTCGGTGTGGCTGGAAAGACCAGTGTAGTAGATACCGCAGACGCTACGGCGGTCGCTGCTAATATCCTGGCAGGGGTAAACGCTTATATAAACGGCGTTAAAACTACGGGAACCATGGTAAACAAAGCAGGGACAACCACGACAGCGCCTACAGCTGCGGCGACGGGGCAATCTACTGGGTACATTGATATTACAGTACCCGCAGCTGCTTACTACGACACGGCAGCAAAGCTTCGTATATACGACGCTGACTTCGTGGCTACTAATATAAAAGTGGGAACAAACGCTTTCGGCGTAGCCGGGTCGGTTGTTGAAAAGGTCGCGGTAGTAGGCGAAGGGTCCGCTTCCGGTACAGCAGCCGCGGCGCTTGCAAAAGGCGCAATGACTAAAATCGTACGCAGCTTTGGAATGGACCAGCCGCAGGCGATTAGCCCAAACACAGCGCCCGGAAGTGCGCCGTGGGAAATGCAATTCGATAATTCGGGTACATATCTAATCATGGCTACCTATGCTACCCCGTTTATGGCGTGGTACAAAAAAGTTGGAGATACCTATACAAAGTTAGCTAATCCCGCCGTTATACCCGCAGGGCCAAACGGTAGGGGGGCGTGCTTTAGTGGTGATAGTACGTATTGTGCTATAGCTTGCGAACGTGGAACATTTTCAATCTATAAGCGAAGTGGTGACACACTTACAAAATTAGCCAACCCCACTACTATGCCATCAAATAGTTGTTTTGGCGTTGCTATGAATTACGACGGTAGTATGTTAGCCGTGGGCGTAGAAAATTCAAGCGGTTTATGGATTTATAAGCGAAGCGGTGATACGTATACATTCGCTTATTCCGTACCGTCAAGTTATTCGGGTGATACAGTTAGATTTAGCCCCGACGGTCAGTTAGTATCTATGTGTACAATCGACGGAAGTGCAAGAATATTCATTATAGGCGCGTCGTCAGCTACACTACTAACAACCATAAGCGACGTAGGACAAGCACACTATGGGGAATTTAGCTACGATGGTAAGTACTATGTAGTTTCGGGGTCTAGCAGCCCGTACTTTGCGGTATACGCACTTAGCGGTAGTGGAGCAGGGACGACGTTTAGTAAATTAGCTAATCCCGCGTCGCTACCTACAAAGTATTGTCAAGGTGTAGGTATTAGTAGGGATAATCAATATATAGCGGTTGTGTGCATTAATACGCCTAGTATTTTCTACTACAAACGAACCGGAACAACCCTGGCGCTACTTTCAACGCCAACCACAAACCCAGGGGCTTCCGGCGGTATATCAGCGACGTGGTGTACAGAACATTTTATACTGGGCTTTTGGAATACTTTTTATGCTTACAAGTCGAACAGCGTCGGCGATTACCTTTACCCGTACCTAGGATTAAACGACTTTGACAACCCGTGTCTGCAAGGTGTCGGGTACATGAATGCCGCCGTAGCAAACGGCGCAGCCGGAACCTTAACCACTTTACCTATAAAAATATAAGGGAGACTAAAACCTATGAAACAATTCTATTTACAAGTAGATCACGATAGCATAATCCGCGACGCTATCGAATACCAGGTGGACGGTTATGTACCATATCAGACAAACGAAGTACTTCCGGTCGGACTAATTGGTGGCTGGTACAAACTTGAAAACGGCGTGATCGTTGAGTACCCAGCATTGAAACTGCCGGAACCGCTTAACGCAAAACAAGCCGCTGAAAAAATTTCGGCGCTGGAAAACGATAACCTTACGCTGCTGGAAGCACTTGCAGAAGTGTACGAAATGGTATTGGCTATGCAACTATAAAAAGGGGGTGTATGAATCATGAGTTTACCAATGATCGAAGTATATTACAAACTGGTAAAGGCAAACCTGGTGGACCCTACGAAGGGTAAAACGATAGACCAGGTCCCGGAGAACTTAAGGGAAGGCGTACAGGCAAAGCTTGACGCAGAAAAGAAATAAACTGAACCGTATACAGTTGCAGTAATCTATAGGGAGCCTTCGGGCTCCTTTTTGTGCGACAGGCAGTCACACCAGTTTCTAGCTTGCTAGAACTACCTTGCGTATTAGGAACTGCGGCCACGATGCAAAAGCCTAAAGGCATGGCAAAAACGGACTGGGAGTTCTGAAAGAAAGTTTTCTATGGAGTGAAAGTCTCCACGCGTGAGTACTGGCGCAAATCGAGAAGTCTAATCTAGGGCATGATCGTAAGGTGGTGTCTGAAGGAGATAAGGAAAGGCGAGAGACTCATAGACGGGTTGATAGACCGAAACGAAAAGTAAAGCACAAGTTGTAAGGAAAAGAATACTATACGGAAGAAAAATTAAGGGAAATAGTCATAAATAAAGGCTTAGCACAACATAAATTTGTCTTAAAGAGTTACGAAATACAATTGGTAAACCGTATGCGTTAGTAGCGCACGTGCGGTTTGATAAGGGGGTAGCCTAGAAATAGGCTACCATGCTTTATTACTTTACTCCTGTACCTTTGATAGGTAGGCACCATTGGAACAAGTACATATAATAAGGAGATGAAAATCTAATGTTTGAAGATTTAACCTATGAAAATATTTTGGATGATATGTTAAGCAAAGTACTTGCTGATATCGATAAACGGGAAGGCTCTATCATATATGATGCGCTTGCTCCATGTGCATATCATCTAGCTCAGACTTATTTTAACCTGAATAATTATAAAGATCTGTTTTTTGTTGATTCAGCGGTTGGAGAATATCTGGGTCGTAACGCAGCGGATTATGGATTGACGAGAAAAGCAGCAACTTATGCGGAAAGAAAAATAACGACATCAGGAACCGTAAATATCGGGACAAGATGGGGTATCAACGATACTACTTATAGAATTACTGAAGATATATCTGCCAATGTCTATAAGGCAGAATGTGAACAGAGCGGCACGATGGGCAATCTATATTCTGGAGTTCTTGATAATATTGATAATGTATCCGGTATTACAGCTACACTTTCTGATATCATTACCTCTGGAAATGAGGAAGAGAGCGACAGTGAACTGCGTAGCAGAATTCAACAATATCTCATTGAGCCTTCTCAGGACGGCAACATTGCACAATATCGAAACTGGGCTACAGAGTACCTAGGAGTGGGAACTGCCAAAGTATTCCCTTTGTGGAACGGTGGAAACACAGTTAAAATTGCCATTACCAACGGAACATATCTGCCGGCGGAAGAGGCTCTGGTTAAAGCTTTTCAGGAATATATTGATCCCGGTGCAGCCGGCTTGGGTAATGGAGTAGCACCGATTGGCAGCAAGGTTACCGTGACAGGTGGACTAAAAAAGAATATCAACGTATCTGCGAAGGTCATCCTCGCAGAAGGCTATAAGGATACGGAAGGAGCGACAGTTGCAATATCCAAATATCTTGCATCCATTACGTATGATAAAAATACCGTAAGTTATATGCGTATAGGCAGTGTTTTGCTGGATTGCGCGAGTATAGCAGAGATATCGGAGTTAACTTTGAATAGTATTTCTGGAGATGTGGTATTAACCGGTGAGGAGATACCGGTACTAAATAGTCTGAGCTTAACGGTGGTGACAGCATGATAGATTATATTAAATACACAATAGATGACAATACCTATAGTCTTATTGACAATGGTGACGGTACCTGGAGCAAAGAAACAGATGCCCCTAATGTATGCGGAAACTATGCATTACTTTTTGAAATTAGCGAAAACGGTATTGTTTCCTACATTGATAGTGCCGACAGCAGATATTCAGTATTCCTGAAAGTAATTGAGAGTATGGAACGCAAAGTGTTCTTGCTACAGTGCCTTCCTGAATTTCTGCAGGAAATAACTGAGTTTCAAGAACTTTTTAATGTGGAAGATTTGTCCTTGGATCAGTTATGCTCGGAGGTTGAAAAAGTAAAAAATGATATGTTTATCACTACGGCATCTAATGATGCAATAATCAGGAAGGAAACATTTCTTAAGACAAAAGGGCAGGGTACGCTGGAACAAAGAAAGAATTATTTGATTTCACTTAACCAAAAGGGTAAAAAGTTAAACCGGAATAAAATCAAGAGCATAACGAACACGATAACCGGATCAGATTGTATTGTCACATTTTTTGGAGCTGATGAAATCAATAATCCGGAGGTGGGATATGGAGTGCTCAGGGTACAGGTATTAAGCCCGGATAATAACAAAGATTATCGCTATGAAGATATTTTAAGAGCATTGAAACCTCTGGTACCTAGTCATGTTAGGCTGCTGGTAGTTAAATACTTTGCTCTTTGGGAAGATGTGAAAACGAATTTCAGTGATTGGACGGCAATTGCGACGAGGAAGGATTGGCAAGCGGTAAAAAGCTATATACCGCCGCAATAAGGGGTAATCTAACGGATCTTGCGGGAAAAGTAAGTACAGTGACCAGAACGGTAATATTGGATCTTGCAGCTCCAGTGATCAGTGTAATTACAATAAGCCTTAATCCGGCTAATGTCGGTAATAGTTACACGGTTTCAGTAACAGTAATAGATTAAAATATAGGAAGGTGATAATATATGGCTACAACAACAACGAATTATGGATTGGTTAAACCAGCGCTCACAGACAGCCCACCGGATATAACCGTCATGAACAGTAACTGGGATAAGATTGATACTCAGTTAAAAGCAGGTGCAGATGCAAGAGCGGTACAGGTGAACAAAGATGGCTCAATAGCCATGGATAAATTAACGGTAGGTAGCAGAAAACCGGGTTCAACTGTTGGAAAAAACAGTACAGCATGTGGAACGAATAATGTAGCATCGGGTGAAAATGCACGCGCTGAAGGTCAAGATACAACTGCAAGTGGATCTAGATCGCATGCCGAAGGTCATGGCTCTATAGCCTCTGGATCCGTATCACACGCCGAAGGTGGCGGAACGATTGCTACCGGTGATGCATCCCACGCTACAGGATATGGCACAAAAGCTTATTCGCACTATTCGCATGCAGAGGGTTACAATAATCAGGCTGGAGGATCTTCGACAGACCCTTCTATTGGACAATGTGCCCATGCAGAAGGTAGTGGTACTAGTGCTTATGGAATAGCTTCTCACAGTGAAGGTTTTGGTACCATAGCCAAAGGAACATACTCTCATGCTGAGGGAAATCAAACAAAGGTCTATGGTAACAATTCACATGTAGAAGGATATTTAACACAGGCAGGTGCTTCAGATACTGATAGTTCGTTAGGTCAATTCTCCCATGCGGAAGGACATAACAGTAAATCAACTGGTGATGCATCGCATGCGGAAGGATATGGAACTCAAGCAACAGGAGAATACGCACACGCTGAAGGGCAAGAAACTTATGCCACGGGATCTAAGTCACATGCGGAGGGCGTAGTCAATCACGCAGTAGGTATTGCATCCCATGCTGAAGGAGGAAACAACTGGGCAAATGGAAATTATTCTCATGTAGGTGGATATGGAAATTCCGCTAATGAAAATTTTCAGACAGTAATAGGACAATACAATTCACCAAGCACATCATCACTATTTATTGTAGGTAATGGTACTTCGGACACTGCAAGAAAAAATGCATTGCGGCTCGCTTCAGATGGCACGCTTTGGACTAATGGCTTCGAGACAGATTCGGTCGCGCGATTTGGATTTACCTATCATAATCTATTTAATATCTATACACCCGGACAAGCAAACGGAATCAAGATTAAAACAAATTTTCCTATAGGCTGGGATGTTATGCATAACCTTATCCTTGAAGGTTATGATTATCAAGGTTACAGACCAATTCATCTTGAAATAAGTTATTACCAATACTCTGTTGAAAATAACTTCAAGTGTACAGGATACAGTTCAATTAATAGTTTTGCTCCGACAATCAAAGTGGCCTATGAAAATAGTAAGGTAGTTATTTGGTTAGATTATACACTTCCATTCTCAACTATTACTGCGAGAGAGATATGTTTTGATACCAATGCAATGGAGCAGATGAAAGGTTGGACAATTGCTTATGAAGCATTATCGGGAACTGCAACACAAGTTACCGATATATCAAGAAGAATTTAAAAAATGCAAAATATACTATCAATGATATAGTTAACTACAAACATAACTGAAGGATGTTTCTAAATGAAATTAGTATTAAACACAGGAACAGAATTTGCAATGGCATCATTATACATGGTAACAGAAAACAAAATGTGTGTCGCTTTCACAGGAATTACCTCCTTTGACGAATGAAGAACTCAACCAAGACTGAGCTGCAGAAAAAGCTGGATGCTTATATCAAAGAAAAAAGTTTGGTTATTAATAAATCTTTATAAATAATGGCTGCCTTGGAGTGGCCATTTATGTTGTATAGCTTAATAAGCAGGAGCCTTTGGGCTCCTTTTTATGCACACAGAAAGGACGGGATGCTATGCATGACAATTGAAGTTGCATTACTTATTTCAGGTATGTCATTGGCTTTTGGAGTATATCAGGGAATATCGAATATGAGACGTAATCAAAAAGCAGAGGATAAACAGGATGCAAGCGAACTTACCACAGTGATTGTAAAGCTTGAAAACATAGGAACCGGCATAACAAAGATTGAGGCTAAAATGAACAGCTTTGAAAGTGACCGAAAGGAAGACAGAGAAAAGCTGATTCGCCTGGAAGAGTCTGTTAAATCTGCCTGGAAGAGAATTGAAATAATGGAAAATATAAAAAAGTCTGCCGAGACGGAAGAATAGGAGAAGAAAATATGGAGATTTTATCTCAGTACATTGTGATACTAGTTGTAGCGATCTGCGTGTCATTAGGTTATATCATAAAGAATAGTCTTGATTTTATACCAAATAAATACATACCGCTGATTATGGCAATCGTAGGGGTAGGGATTAATGTATGGTTGTCTGGCGGGATACTAACACCGGAAATCCTGTTGGGGGGATTAGCAAGCGGTCTGGCAAGTACGGGAGCATTTGAGTTGGTAAGAAATATCAAGAATAGATCAGGAGGTGATTCGGACGAGTAATACAATTCCGGAACGCTGTAATGATATCAATCAGCTGAACAAGCTTGTAAAGGTAATGCTTGGCCTGGCAATAGCGGATATTAAGACCTATGGCATAAACCCACTGATTGTGGAAACCTACCGCCCACAGGAACGGCAAAACTACCTGTACTGCCAAGGAAGGACGGTAGCCGAATGTACAACAAAGGGTATCAACAGTGCATTTGCGCAGGCTTATTGTAACCCACATATCGGTAAGGTCACCTGGACACTCAATAGTGTACATAAAAGCCGCAAAGCGGTTGATATCGTGCCACAAAGAGTAATCAATGGTAAAATGACTGCTATATGGGATTCAAAAGATCCCCAGACGAGGATTATCATTCGGACCATGGAGAAGTATGGTTTCGAAGCCGGAGCTAATTGGACAACCTCTCCGGATAGTCCTCACTTCCAAGTCAAGGGAAGCTTTACTAATGTCTTTGACGCAAGCCATACCACACCGTACGTTACCTATGCTGTGCAAAATGCCCTTGGTATTAATCCAAAGGGGAAGTGGGATGCAAAAACCACGGAAGCAGTAAATAACTTTCGAAAAGCTCAGGAATATAAAACAGCAGTTGGGCAGTTAGGAGCTGTGGCTCTCAAAACTTTATTAGTAAGGGTGGCATAAATGAAAGGGGATGTTGCTCAACTAACTTAAATGTTGGTTTTGCAACGGCCCCTTTTACATAAAATAGCTCATTGATCTCACTGTAGCTGTTGCATCAAAGTTCGTTTGTATTCTGAAACTCAATTTCTTTATCTGTCTTATCATGAATTGGGAATAAGACAGACTATGCCAAATAAGTACTATGCCTAAAATGTGATATAAAATTACTTCATGCTAAAAACT